CCTATAAAAAGCCATAAATATGACTACTAGAGGTCTCTAGAAAACTGGCGGATAGGAGTTTTTTCCCTTTCTGCCAGCATATAAAAAAGGTCTGATATTGTATCAAACCTATGCATTCAATATGTGTAACACTACTAATTTTGATACAAATTAGCACCCGCCTCTATTTTTTTTAGCACCCTTGTATCAAAATTTTAGCACCCCTCCAAATATTTTTAGCACCCCTGTCGATATTTTTTAGCACCCCTGTCGATATTTTTTAGCACCCCTACCCAGAAAAATTAGCACCCCTATATTACGGCTTATTGGAGCGGTTTTATTTCCACTTTTTCCAGCGCAAATTTTCTTGTGTCAAAATGGGTCATCGACTATCTACTTATTGTTGGGTATCGAACCCTTTTATTCATATTATCTTACTAGAATAAGAAACTCTATTTTTTTTGAATGGCAAAGAACTGATAATCAGATGTAAATAGCAGATTGCCCTTAGATGAATATTGTGACAAGCGGAACCCGTATGCACCCAATGCTAATCCAGTAATTGATTTGAAAAACATACCATCTTCGACGGTGTATTTCCCCATCAAATTATCTATAGTCGCACTTAAAAGAGTAGGAACAAAAGTCATTCCTCTTCCAATAACTCTTGGATGTTCAGACCATTTTCCAATTGCAGTATACAATTCAATAACTGTTTTACCATAATCATCACTACATGGTTGAAAATATATGTTCACTAAATCAATTCCTGTTGAAACCTTTATCTGTGCTTTTGGCTCTAGTTCTTTCCATTGATCGATTTTGCTCTTCTCATCCCAATCTTCTTTACTTTTTTCGTTATACCGCATTTCTAAACTCATAGGATTTGCAATATTATCTACAAAATCAAAATGAATAGTCTTCGCTTTTTTTGTAAAATCAAGTGTAAAGTGAAATGCTTGATTTTGTGAATCAATCTTGATTTTATCAATTTCTATATTTGAAATCGCCGGATTTTGAAGAGTTACATTGTATTTTTCAATATAGGCATTCTCACTCTGTTCAATCAGAAATGAGTCATCTAAAAATACGACTTTAGCATCTTTGTTATCCAATTCTATTTTGCTTTGATCAATTAGTTTTCTTTGATAGATATCCATGATTAATCCTCCCTTATATTTTCTCAATTACTTTTACGATTTGTTCAAGTTCTTGTTTAGTAAGCATTTCTTGTTGTGACGTTGAATGGACAATACTGTTTCTTACCATGCGTAATCTATTGAGTAGTTTTGTGATTTCTTCTTTATTTGCGTCGTTTTGCTTTGATGCATAATAATTATTATCTTCATCGTCCCATAGATTTTCTAGTTTCAAATTATTATGAATATACGAATCAAGCATCACTTTGAATTCACCTTCATATTTATAAATGTATTTAAGTTTTGCTTCAAGTTTAACACATATTTTAATCACTGCTGTTTCTAGTTTGTCATCGTTAATTAATGTATAAAGGTAATTCTCGGTAATTTCTTCGCAGACTTTTTCGTATTCTAATTTGGCCTTTTTTTCACCAGTGATTTTTTCGATTTTCAAATCAATATCAGATACGAAATTATTATAAATCTCTTTTTTGACTTTTGAGCAAGCGATCTTAAAAGTATCAGTTTCACTCATATCAATGTCAGAACAATTGTATTGGTTTTTAAGAAGATCGATATATTTTTCATTCTTTCTATGCGATGGATTTGAACGTAAAAGAATGTTTATTAATTCATCTGTCGGATTGTTAGATCTTCTAATTCTTGATGCATTTAGCGAACTGTTTTTTGTTGCGGAATCTAAATAAAATAATTTTCTTGCGACCTGCATAATTGATTCATGTTTTCTATTTACCAAAGCATCCATCAATTCAGCCAAATCATTATCTACTGAAAACTCAAAAATTCTCTTATAATCTTTTTCCGATATTAAATCTTCAATCATTTCACAGTAATGAATGTATGATTGAGTTATGAAATTTATATATAGGTCTTTCGCCTGAATCAAATTTGCTCTCAATGATTTCACATCATTAGGATCGGTAACAATAGAGCTTAGTAGACCTTTTACATCTAGCAAGGATGATTTAGTAAATTTATAGACTAGAACTTCTTCATCTGCTACATTTGGATTTGCTTTCATTCTTAACATTTCCACTTTCTTTTCATCTAAATAGATTTGTGACTTGGAAAAACACTCTGATATCTTTCTATTATAATCGTTAAATAATTCAATCCATTCTATATCCAAGTTTTCTATTGCCTCATCAAGAGCTTTCTTAATAGGTTCAATAATATGAGTTACATCTTGATCTCGTGTGTTTCCTGTTGAACAATTTCCTAATGAGTAGTACGTTTTTTGATTTCCAAGTTTATGCTTAAATACAGTGCGATTTCGGCCATTGTAATTATCGACAACATTTGGATATATTTCTATAGCATTATCCAAATAGTTTACAAGGTCGCTGTATGCATTTCTAAGCAAATTATCTTTTTTGTAATGATACATTAAATACAGAAGGTAATCATTCAAGAAATAATATGCTTTGGCACGAACACCAGGCTGCTTTTCATAAAAATGCAGTTTTGAGATATAGTCAATAGTTTCATTGGAAACACGGGCATCTTCAAAAAATAATCTCAATATGCTTTCTTGAATAAGATATGTTTGAGTGGGATCTATATGGTAAGTATGTAATGACTGTTGTTTGCTTTTTTCACCAATAGCAAGCCTAACAATACTAATGAACTCCAATCCATCCACACGATTTGTAATGGCGCACATTTTTATGAAATTGTCTAAATCATTGTATACCAGTGCCGCAGCAATTTTAGGACCATTTATCCTATTAAGATATTGACTGTATTTCTTGTTTGAAATAAGGTCATCAAGTAAATATTGAAAAATATTGACAGCCTCTACCTTATAAATTTCTTCTCTAATCTGCTCTTGAAGAGGTGTCAATTTCATATTTTGTTTTAAAAGATTTTCATATGGATTTAAGAGCGGATTGATCATGTTATATTCAAATTTGATAAAATTTTCCAAATCATCTTTTTGAACCAAATATATTGCTCTCTTGGTATTATCCATATCCTCTAGCAAAACAATATTATTTGTCATATTTCCCGTCAACAAATAATCAACTGTTACACCAAATATTTGAGAAATTTTAGGCAATAATCCAATATCAGGATTTCCTTCCCCTAATTCCCATTTACTAACTGCTTTATCTGTAATATTTAACATCTCTGCTAATTGTAATTGTGTAAATCCTTTTTCTTTACGTAACTTTCTAATTCGATTATTAAGTGTTTCTGACATTTAATATTCCCTCCTTAATCTATGCTTCAATTATATATCTAAACAACAAAAAAGACTAACTACTCTTCTTCTAGTTGATTTTTTAAAAGTACATAATTTTGTAAAAAGACTCTACTGTTAGTAGAATTATATCACTTTTTCCCTAAAAATATCAACAGCAAGTACAATTTTCACTATAAAATAAGAAAACTCCCTATTGGGAGTCAACTTGTTTAACGCATTCTTGAAGCCAATCCAAAGCAACAGCAATGTCAATCATTTGAATAAAATCTTTCTCATGAATATCAAAGGTAAGTTTATCTGTTTCTACTTTAACTTTGCCAACTTCTATCCAATAAAAACAAAAGATAAATTCTGATGGTACATTTTGTCTTCTTGATATGTTCATTTGAATATGAATTGGTGATATGCTGTTCCATTCTTCAAATAAATCAGAATCATTGTTTTCTATCAATCTGAAAGAGAAAACTCCGTTTCTAAAGAAATAACCTCTTGGATCCATCTGGTTCTTCTTGAGATAAGAGATCAATTCTGTATCGTTTGTGTTAGTGATAAAATCTCCTTCTTCACGATAAAAGACATCCGTGTACATGCCATTGACCAAATCAATAACATAGGATCCATCTCCATAAGGTTCTGGATGTAAATAAAACTTCTTAATCAAATTTCTTGGTACAATAATTTCAATACTTTTCATAAGTATCTCCTTCTGGCTTAAGCCAAATTATTTACAGGTTTATCCTGCATTACCCTTTGTACCAAGTTATTCAATTTTAATTACTATTATAACCGTATGGAGAGTTGATTGTATGCATTACATATTTCCAATATTGCTCTCTACGGATTACAGATTCCTTATCACTATTATAAGGCATCACTTCAAGAATTGTGTATATAAAGTTATTTTGGATATAAGCCATGCCCTTTTCAGGATCATTAACAATACGTTTTAACTGTTTATTTGGATAATAAATACCCGATTCTTCTTCTGAATCATCATAACCATTATCAAGATAATTTTTCCATCTGCCATAAATCCCTTGTGAACCAGAAGCTGATCCTATATACTTTTTTCCATTTGATGAATCAAATATTAGGTATACACCGTATACATTGGATAAAGAATATTTCCAATCATCATAATCAATGTTTCTTTTTAATGTATTGAAATCAAAGCTTGCATTAGCATATCCTGGAAAAGGTGTAGTCCCATACTCTGCTTGTAATATTTGGATAACTTCACATTTACCTATATATCTGGAGAGGTTAAAAACATATCTCGCAAATGCGTTTCCTTTCTCAACTTCAATAATAACTCTACCCAAATATCCATTATATTCAGGTAATGGTTCATAAGAACAATGATCATTCTCAGGTACAAATGTTATCTTGCTAACAGTGATTAACAAGTATCTATTAGTAAATCCATTTAATCTGGCAAAACCATAAACAATATTTCCTACCTGGAAATTTTTTTGTTTCCCATAGTTTGACCAAAAAGAAAACTTAACATCTCTATTGTCTTTATCGCTTTCTAACCAAGCATCAATACAGGTTTTTTCACCTCTACCAAGAGTCATATTCAATACAATTTTTGAATTTGGAATTATCTCAGGATCTATTTTTAAAATATCTTTTAAGTATAGTTTTGTCTCCATAATAACACTCACTTTCATTAATAAATTTTGATTAATTTTTTCCGTTGTATCCTTTATTTACTAAATCAATACTTTTTATAAGTTTGGTTTCAAGTTGTTTTCGCTCATAGTCTTTAATGTTAGTTTCATAGTAATAGAGAGAAACATCAATACCATTATTTTTGCTGGAGTTAATAATACCGTTAATTTTACAATTTGTCATTTGCCCACCTTCATAGCAATTTCGTGGTGAAATATTTCCATATCCACTATTAATTCTACTATATAGATTAATGCACTCACCTAGATATTTAACTTCATCATTGAAAACAAATATATATATCCCTTTTTTAGTGATTTTTTCATTCATCTTGAACTTGCAAAATAATTGATTCCCATATTTATGCAGAGTATATTTTTTTGCTCTTTCATCTTGATATTGTTTATCCAAATTAAACTCTATAAATTCTAATTCTACTTTTTTGAAATATAACCTATCTATGAAAATACCCCGATCAACGATATTAACTTTCATAACGTATTCCTCATTTCTTGGTATTGAAAATGCATAATTTTATCAACTTTATCCTTTATTATCTCCGGTATTTTCGTTTTAACACCAAAATGTTCTATCATCATCCTGTATGCAAATGCAATCGCATCTATTTCAATCTCTTGTTTTAGATATGCTTCTTCTGGTTTCTCACTTTGTGAAGGCTGGTTATAGTTGCTCATTTCTTGTTCCCATTTTTGTATCGTATTAGAATCAATCTCAGTTTGAATTTCACCATTGATACATTTCCATTGGAATGCGTGTCTCGATTCATGAAAGCATGTGACCTGGACTTCCATCGGATCAGCTTGCTCTAACCATTCTTCATTAAACGCTATGATGTACTCATCTTTTAGAAATACTGAATTTATGCCTCTATCTGAGTAACTTTGATTAGAAAAAAACTGCACATCTGGAGTTTCTATTTCCAATAAATGTGCAGCAAATTGAACACCTTTAATTGCTATTTCATAATTATCCATATAATCATCCTCATATGTGAAATTATAACATATTATCTTAATTATAAAAATACGATATTGGTCATTAAGGCTTTTTTAAATTGTAACCTCTTCACCGTTGTTGAGTTTAAATGTGATGCTTTTGTCTTTGTGAACTATTGCATTTTCAACTAACAGCATCCAAATACGCTCGTTCCATTCATCAAGTTTGTCATCAGATTGGCTTAAGTTGTTGATAAAGGCTTTTATTTTAATTGCTTGATTTTCTTTAAGTGACTTAGCTTTTAACAAGTCTTCTTGTTTCTTTTGAAGCTTGTCATGTTTTTCTGATAGCTCTTGATACTTTTTATTATAGTCATCTAAGTCCATACTGGTTTTTGAGTTTTCTTTAATGAGAATGTTCACGAGTTCATATGTCATTGTAAGCTCATCACTTACCTTTGAAATGTCTTTATCAAGCTTTGAAGTGTCTGTTAGAAGTTTCATGACCTCAAGGGCATCTTCAATCATTCTTGCTTTATCTTCCATCGTTATGTTATAAGCTTCGATAAATTTATGCTTGATTTCCTCTGCTTTAAGGTTTGGAGTATGGCATTTCTCTTTATGCTTGTGGAACTTGTTATTGCATTGATAGATAAATCTTGAATACTTGGAATTGGAATGCCATTTCTTTTTACCGTAGAATCCACCACAGTCCTCACAAATTAGCTTTGATGCAAACTCATCCGATGAAGAATACTGAGTGCCTATTTCACTTCGTCTTGCTAGTTCGATTTGTACTAAGTCCCACATATCTCGTTCGATAATCGCTGGATGGTTATTTTCTACATAATATTGAGGAATTTGTCCATTGTTTTTTACCATCTTATGATCCAGATAGTTTTCGGTATAAGACTTTTGCAGTAAGGCATCACCTTTATACTTTTCATTGGTGAGAATGGATGTGACTGTATTTGTGGTCCAATTGACAGTTTTTCCATTGGGTGTTTTGATACGATTTGATTTTAAGTATTTAGCGATTCCTGAAGCAGTCTTACCTTCAGCCAGATACATTCGGTAGATTAACTGCACAATAACCGCTTGGTCTTCATCAATCATGATTTTGTCATCTTCTTTCTTATATCCCATGAAATTCTTATATGCAAACGATACTTTTCCTTCCTGGAAGCCTACTCTTTTACCCCACGTCACGTTTTGACTAATGGAACGTGATTCTTCTTGGGCGATGGATGCCATGATGGTTAAGATGAGTTCACTCTTTGGATCAAGCGTCCATAGGTTCTCTTTTTCAAAAAACACTTCGATTCCGTTGTCCTTTAGCTTTCTCACATAGGAAATAGTATCTAATGTGTTACGTGCGAATCTGGATATGGATTTGGTAATGATTAATTGTATCTTTCCACCAAGTGCATCTTTTATCATTTCATTGAACCCTACACGCTTTTTCGTACTCGTTCCAGAGATTCCTTCATCTGCGTAGACTTTCGTGTATTCCCAATCAAGCCTATCTTCAATGAACTTTTGATAGTAATTCACTTGAGCTTCGTAACTGGTGTATTGTTCGTCTGAGTTGGTTGAAACCCTAGCATATGCAGCTACTTTCTTGGTTGTTGCCATATTGATTGGCATTTGGGTAATTGGATTAATCGTTGATGGTATAACTGTAACCTTAGCCATGATATACACCTCCTTGATGTTGTTTGAGTGCTCTCTTACGAGCCTGTTCTTTCATTTTAGGAGTCCAGCTTTGACTTCTTGAACGTGGCTCCCATTTATAATCAATAACATTAGAATCATGTAGTTGGAACTCCAAATGGTTATCTGGTTTTACTATGATAAACTTCACTTTCTTTTTGAATAACTCTTCACTAAATTTGTCTTGATTAAGTAATTCATTAAACGCTTCTTTGATTACTCTATCTGGTACTTGTTTAGATGGACATACTGCTATGCCTTGACTGACAGAACGAGTGCACTTCCATATTTCATTATGTGGTGTTGATTTATGTACATAAGCGCCTCCACATATACCACACTTCAACAACCCTTTGAAAATTCGAGGTTTCTTATTTGAATCTGGTTTTATTTTCATTGCACGTTGTTTTCTGATTGTTTGTACTTTCTCAAATAGTGCTTTACTGATAATAGGTTCATGGTTATTCTTTACAGCGTACTGATCGTACTCTCCTGAGTTGATAATTTTTCTCTTGTTTAAGTGATTATCTCTAAACGTCTTTTGAAGTATTAAATCTCCTGTATAGTTATAATTGGATAAGATTTGCATAATTGATGATGCACCCCATTTGGATGCAAATTGTGGTTTTATCCCTTTAGAATCTAATATCTTACCAATTGCACCTGCGCCTTTACCATATATATATAGTTCGTAGATCAACTTGACGATTTCAGCTTCTTTTGGTATCACGATGAACTTCTTATCTTCAAGCTTATATCCCAAACATGATTTACCTCCCCACATAATGCCTTGTTCAAAGTCTTTTTTAATACGCCACTTCATATTCTCTGATGTACTTCTTGATTCCTCTTGAGCAAACGTCGCTAGAAATGTAAGAATCATCTCACCTTCACCGCTATTTGAATGAATGTTTTGTTCCTCGAAGAACACGTCAATGTTTAGCGACTTAAGTTCTCTCACAGTTTCAAGTAGGGTGACGGTGTTTCTAGCAAATCTTGAAATAGACTTTGTGATTATCATATCAACTTGTCCAGATCTACAATGAGTAAGTAATTGTTGAAACTCATCTCTTGAGTCTTTGGTACCTGTAAGTGCTTCATCTGCATAGACGCCTACAAATTCCCATTCATTATTTTCCTGAATCATCTTCTTGTAGTAATTAACTTGAGCTGCTAATGATTGTAGCATCGCATCTTTTCCACTTGAGACTCTTGCATAAGCAGCGACTTTAGTTTTCCTTGTTAACTTGGGTAATACGTCTAACTTGGTTATGGTTTTCTTCATGAATATTTACCTCCTTCTTTGATACACTATCTATCACTCTAGTTCGAGGAATAGTCAAGTGATTTAGGCGATAAAGGCTACCTGTTTTGATACAATATTTATCTGCAACTAATGATTCTGCCTTATCATATTCATCGTTAGCTATTAGTCCTTCATTGTGCATAGCTGTAATACTTTTCATCGATAGATAGTACTTCTCTAAATCCGTTCTATTCATCATGATCAGCTTTCTTTCTTCTATACTCGTTCCACCACTCCCATCTGCATCTATCAGAACAGAACCTTTTCCTTTTCTTACCTTTGATGAACTGCATCTCTTTCCCACAATGTTCACAATATCCAACAGGTCCATCTTCATTTTGTTTATTACACGCATACCTAACAACACTCACTGAAGTATTTAATTCATTGGCTATCTTTTTATAGCCATAACCTAATTCTCGTAATTCGTTTATCTTTTTATTTAGATCATTCATACGAACCACCTCCTAAGTCTTAGTCCGCAGAAATCATAAAAAGTTCGGGTTTTTGATAAAAAAAGTTATGGAATTTAAATTTATGCAAAAAAAAGAACCTCCAGGATGAAATGTCCTAGAGGTTTAGTTTGTTATTTATTCAATTGTTTTTTGATTATCTTTTCTGCTTCTGATAATGTTTCTTTGCCTTGCATAGTCAAGTCCCAATTAGTGTGTAAATTTCCTCGGTAACACTTTAATCAGTTTGTTGTTAAGGCTGCTCACTTTTTCAGTATCACAAACCGTGAGCTTTTATGCCGCGAAAGCCTGGTTGAACAGTG